AGAGCAATTCAAGTTGTAGGAAGAGAAGTTGCTAATTTATTATCACCGATAGGTCAAGTTCAATGGAGTGACTTCAGTAAGAGATATAAGATAGCAGGTGTAAGTATTTTAGACTATCTTGCATTATACAAGAGATTTACATTTAGTGAACGTTCATCATACAGATTAGATGCTATTGGTGAATATGAAGTTGGTGAAAAAAAGGTTGCATATGATGGCACTCTTAATGAGTTATATGAAAATGATTTAGATAAGTTTGTACAATATAACTTACAAGATGTAAAACTTGTTAAGAAAATTGATGATAAGTTAGATTTTATTGGAATTGCACGTGGTTTGGCTCATCTTGGTCACTGTCCGTATGAAGATGTATTTATGAGTTCTCGTTATTTAGAAGGTTCTATTTTAGTTTATTTAAAGAAGAAGAATATTATAGCACCAAATAAACCACCAAGACCAAAAAAGTTTTCAAATGATAAGTTTGTCGGAGCATATGTTCAAGACCCACAAAAAGGTAAACACGAATGGGTATATGATTTAGATATAACCTCAATGTATCCATCTTGTATTATGTCACTAAACATATCACCTGAAACAAAGTTGGGTAAGATTGAAGGTTGGAATCCTGAAGAGTTTTTAAATAAAAAAAATAAAAAAACATATTCGGTAACTCGTGGTGAAAATATATTAGGTAGATTTACTGAAGTTGAATTACAAAACTTTTTAGATGGTAAAGAGATTGGTGTTGCTACAAACGGTGTAATGTATCGTTCAGATAAAGATGGATTACTTCCAGCTCTATTAAGAAAATGGTTTGATGAACGTGTTGAGTATCGTAAATTATCAAAGAAATTTTACGAAGATGGTGATATAGCTAAGTCAGAATACTTTGATAGAAGACAATATCTTCAGAAAGTTTTATTAAATAGTTTATACGGTGTATTGGGATTACCATCATTTAGATTCTATGACTTAGATAATGCAGAAGCTGTTACATACACAGGTCAATCATTAATCAAGTTTACAAAGAAGATAGCAAACTCATTTTACAATAAAGAACTTGGTGATACTAAAGACCATTGTATATACATTGATACAGATTCAGTATTCTATTCAGCTACACCACTTGTAAAGAAGAGGTTTCCTGAATTAGATATTAATAATATAGATAAGATGTCAAAAGCTATTCTACAGATAGCTGACGAAGTTCAATTGTATCTTAATAATGGGTATAACTATTTTGCTAAAAAGTTTTGTAATTTAAATAAACATAGATTTGATATCAAACAAGAGGTTATTGCAAAGAGTGGTTTGTTTGTAACTAAGAAGAGATACGGACTAAAGATTATCAACGACAACGGTAAGAAAGTTGATAAGATGATGGTTAAGGGATTAGATACAGTTCGTTCAAGTTTTCCAATTGCAATGAGACAAATGTTATCTAAAGTATTAGAAGACATATTAATGGATGTACCAAAAGAAAACTTAGATAAGTTTATTCTTAATTTTAAGAATAGTATGAAACTTATGGACTTTAATAAAATTGCAATACCTACGAGTGTAAGGGGTAGACAAAAATATGGTATTGTTGATGGTAATTTATTTAACTCATATAAGTTGGGAACTCCAATTCACGTTAAGTCATCAATATTTTATAATGATTTACTTAAACATTTAAAAATATCAAAAAGATATTCAAAAATATTTGATGGTGAAAAAATTATGTGGGTTTATTTGAAACAAAATCCAATTGGATTAGAAACAATTGCGTATAAAGGTTACGAAGACCCACCAGAAATATTAGATTTTATAAGACAATTTATAAACCCTAATAAGTTATATAAACAAGCTTTACATAAAAAGATTATGATGTTTTATCAGGCACTTAATTGGGATGAACCAACAGATGCTAGTAAAACTATAGAAAGATTTTTTTGATTTTGAGAAAACAAACTTATATATATATGTATATATGGTTATAAATAATAGGAGAATGTTATAATGGATAAGCAAAAGCTAGTTCGTTTCATTAATAAATACTATTTGAATGGTACAGTTAATTCTGTTGTTCTAAATAGCAGTTCAAGTTCACAAGAGTTATCTACAAGGTTTATATCAGGCGATAAAACTTTGTTGGGTGATTTAACAATGGATAAATGGAATTTTGAAGATTCTGATATCGGTGTATATAATACAGAACAATTGTTAAAGTTGTTAATGGTAATGGATAATGATGTGAATGCAACATTAACTAAATCTGGTGAAAAAGCAATTTCATTAAAATTAACTGATAGGTCATCAGCTATAAATTATATGCTAAGTGATACATCGGTTATTAATGAACCACCACAAATGAAAACAATACCTGAATTTGAATTAAGTATTGATGTTACACCACAATTTATCACTAAGTTTATTTCTGGTAAATCTGCATTAAGTGAAGCTGATAATTTTACAGTAATAACAAATGGCGTAGATACAAAATTAGTTATTGGTTATGCTACAATTAATACTAATACAGTTACTATACCAGTAACGACACCAAAAGTTTCTGATATTGAGAATGTATCTTTTAATGCAAACTTATTTAAAGAAGTATTGAGTGCTAATAAAGAATGTGAAAGTGCTACGTTAGAAATTAGTAGTCAAGGTTTAGCTAAAATTAATTTTAAGGTAGATGATTTCACATCAACGTATTGGTTAGTTGGAACGAGTGAACAAGATTGAAACGTGTGACACTTCAAGGGTAACTATACGAGAGATACCAAAGTCTTTAGCAAAAAAGATAATAAAAAAGTATCACTATAGTCATTCGTTTTCTTCGTGTAGATATGCCTTAGGTATATTTTATCAAACAGGTGAAGAACATAAGTTCTTTAATGAACCAGAAGAAAAGTTAATTGGTTGTATGTCTTATGGATATCCTGTTGGTAGAACTGTTATGGGTTCTATCTTCAAGGATGAAACTATATTACAAACAAACAATATATTAGAATTGACAAGGCTTTTCATTCACGATGGTTATGGTAAGAATATAGAATCATATTCAATATCACAATCATTTAGGTGGTTGAAAGAAAAGGCAAAAGATATAAAAGTATTAATATCATATGCAGACCCAGCACAAAGACACACTGGTGGTATTTACCAAGCGACTAATTGGATTTATCAAGGTGAAGGGTTGAACTTAATGCCTAACTATTCAATATCATTGACTAAAGAACCTTATAAGTGGATACATAGTAGAACTGTATTTTCAAAGTTTGGTAGTCACAATATTAAAAAGTTAAAGAAAGCAGTTGGTGATACTTTTTGGAGAATGAGAGAGCCTGAAAAACATAGATACGTATATTTTATTGGTAGTAGGAAAGAAAACAAACTATTTATTAATACGTTAAAACATCCAAAACTATCTTATCCAAAAGTTAGTTCAAGTGAATTAGAAATCGAAGAATTTAAAGTAGAGCAAAAAGGATTTTATGAGTAATACTCTATGGGTAGAAAAATATCGGCCTTCCAATTTAGATACTTACATTGGGAATGAACATCTCAAAAGTAAAGTATCTATGTATCTTGAGAGTGGAGATTTACCACACCTTCTATTGTATGGAAGAGCTGGTACAGGTAAAACCACTCTCGCTAAATTACTCGTTAATAATATAGAATGTGATTGTCTATATATCAACGCATCTGATGAAAATAATGTAGATACTGTTAGAACAAAGGTTAAGAGCTTTGCTTCAACATTAGGTTTCAAGGATATGAAAGTGATTATCTTAGATGAGTGTGATTATATTACACCTAATGCTCAAGCAGCTCTTCGTAATCTAATGGAGACATTCTCTAAACATTGTAGGTTCATATTGACTTGTAATTTTGTTGAGAGGATTATTGACCCAATACAAAGTAGATGTCAATCATTTCAGATTATTCCACCATCTAAAACTGAAGTTGCAAAACATCTTCATAGTATTTTGATACAAGAAAATGTGATTGATAAACCTGAAGACATCAAAGTATTAGTAGAAAGTGGTTATCCCGATATTCGTAGAGTTATTAATTCAGCTCAAAGAAACGTAGTTAAGGGTAGACTTAAATTAGATACATCAAGTATTATACAAAATGATTATAAGTTAAAACTATTAAAGATTTTAGAAACACAGAATAAAAAAAATGCATTCAAAGAAATCAGACAACTATTAGCAGACAATAAGATTACAGATTTTGCTGACTTGTTTCGTTTGTTATATGATGAAGTAGATGGATATGGTAAAGGTCACTTAGCAGAATGTATTTTGATTATTGCAAGATATGAACTATCAGATAGTCAGGTAGTTGATAAAGAAATAAACGCAATGGCTATGATAATAGAGATACTAGGAGTTATAAAATGAAAATAGATAGTACTGGATTTAAAGCCCTCGTAGGTTTTATAATAGCAATATCTACTTTAGTTGGTACAGCATTCACGGTAGATAGTCGATATGCTAAAGAACAACAAGTAAAAAAAGTAGAACAAAAGGTTCAAAAAGTTGAAAAACGACTTGACAAGAAGATTCTTAGAGATAGAGCTAATGCGTTACAAGAACGTGTTTGGAAACTTGAAGATAGGTATGAAAAGAAAAGAATGCCTAAAACAGTTCAAGAAGAGTTACGTAAACTTAAAGCAGAATTAGTTCAAATTCAAAAGGACTTGGAGAAATAAATATGGATCCGTGGCAAAAAAAACCTAAACGAAAAAAACAAGTACAAGTTGATTTAAAACAAGCAGATACTATTAAATGTGATGATTGTAATAACTATTTATTTATAACATCATTCATATTAAAAAAACTATCAGCTTTAATGTCACCAAATGGTCAAGAAGCTTTGATTCCTGTTCAAGTATATAGTTGTGGGAATTGTGGTAAAGTTGCAAAAGGTATGTTAGACGTTGCTGGTTTGGAAGAAGAGATTGTACCCAATCCAGATGAGTTACCCACCTTTCCAAGTTTGGAAGTATGAGTGAGAAAAACAGTTTCGGTAAAAAAGAAGAGTCTATTCGACCACATCAAACAGATAACATCGGTTCAAAACCCTAAGTATTGGGAAGAGATATCAGACGAAGATAAGAAGTCTTGGTCTAATTATATGACTAACAGATTCCTATCGATGAATATGGATTGGGTTGAATTGGTAAATGAATTACAAAAGTATAACTTGAAACCTAAAGAGTTATATAAATTATACACAAATATTTTACCTAAAGGTAATAAATGGTTAAAATATACAAAAGGGAGAAATCAAATGGATCATCCAAGTTGGTTAATTAATATAGTTGCGAATCAAGAAAAATTCAGTAAACGTGAAGCTTATGATATGATTGAAATGTTATATCTTACTGAAGGTGGAATGTTAGAATTAGGAGAAATAT